TTAACATTGGATTTATATTAGAATTTTCCTTAAAAGTTCTACGAATAATTTCCATATTCTTCAAAACCTTCTTATTTAAAGATTTCCAAACCATGTTTTGAACTTCTTCAGTTGACTTACCAATTGTCCAAGGGTAAACTCCAAGTTTTTTATCTAAAACCTTTCTAGCACCCTTATCTTCAAGCATTTCTTTAAAAGAATTAACGAGGTCTGAGTAGTGTGGATTATTAGCCTGAACTACAATATGTTTACCAAATGCAGAACGAAACATTAAACTTTGTCGGTAAACATTGAAATAATCACCAGAAGGCAATTTGTTCCATTTCTTATAGTACACTTTATCAAAGAAAGTATGTGGAGAATTTGGGTCAGCAATAATTCCTAATTTGCTATCAATCATCCCATGAGAAAACCACACTTTAGTTTTACCAGACTTCAATTCATCTTTATAGGTCTTTCTCATATGTGCAAACCCATCTCTTGTTATTTGAATATTGTTAGATAGATATGCTTTCCTACGTTGACCACTTCCCTTCCACCCATAAACAAGGCGGAGTTTTTCCTTTTGACATTGTAAGATTTCCGATAGCTCCATAGGACCACAAATCATTACAACCATAGCCATTACATCTAAAATGGTTTCTGCACCACCACCAACATGAGTTGCTGGAATATCTGGAAGTTTAGTTTTTGCAAAAACAAATGTTCCATTTAGATGGCCAGCAATTGGAACGTTATTTTTAGGATCATATCCCTTCCACCCGCCAGAAGTTGTAATCCATCTTATCATTCCCTTTGGTTGTAATAACACTGTATGGTCATTTTTATAAGTTGTTGCAAATTCAGTAAGAGCCTTCTTACCATTTTGCTGTTTAATATATCTCAAAGATACAGTATGACCGTATTTTTTTAAAAACTTATTCCATTGTTTTGTTACTTGTTGGGCCCATTTTGCATTACCACCATCGACAGGTGCAGGAACAATATAATTAAAATTTTCTGAATGTGCAGTTGTTGTAAATGTTGTAAGTGATGCTGCAAAGAATACAGCCATAATTAATCGTCTCATTTTCGTTTTCCTCATATAATAATAGATTTGTAAATATCGTCTGGCACTTTCTCATTTCTTCTCCAAGATTGCCCGTCTTCAAGAACTAGTTTTATAGCTTTTGGGTTATTTCTTCTTCTCTCCCTAAACTCATATGTATATTCCTCATCTGTGGAACCTCTTAATATATTAATCAATGAGTTTTCTTTTGATTTATTTTTATTGTAGTCATCATCCTTTATATATCTGTTTATATAATCCTTGGCTGGTTTTTTATGTGTTTGTATAGTTTTTTCATATCTTTTATTACGATTGGTTCTTGTCCATTTATTGGTCATTGCCCATCTCTGAAAATCTTCAGTATTATAGAAACTAAGAGTCGATTGCCAATGGGGTGTTGTTGTATATTGGAGTATGATACGACTATCCACATCTTGCCAATTGAAACAAAATGTAGTCCACCATAATAAATCATATATAGTAACAATTTCTATAGGTGCAATATCTACATGTGCAAAATAAATCTTGGCAATTTGCATTTTAAATCGTGCGAACTCTGGTTCAGACCACGATGATACCGTGGAGCTATAGGCCCGTTGCGGGGGGGTAAACTCTGATTGATCCCATGTAAAAATAGTTTCCCAATCGTCACCAAATTTGTCTATCGTTCTTTGCGGCCTCTTCAACGAACCACTACAATATAACTGATCTGCACACTCGCCAGTCACTTTGATTATATCATCATTTTCAAACAAAGATTCATCTAACATTTTTTTATCATGTAAAGGATCATTTCTATCCTTTACTAATTTTTCCCACATTGTAGGAAACTCTACAATAGAATCTTTAGTGTATCGTATATTTAAAATATCTGATTCAGATTTAGTTTCTAGCAGTGCTATCAAAGCTCCACTACTGTCAATTCCACCACTCCAAAATAACTCTATGGGTTTTCCCAACTTCCATAAATCTGTTGCGGCATCCATACAACAATCTTCAAACGTCTTGTTGAATTTTCCAACAGAAGGAATTGGGTCATACATCATATTGAACGAATTGAATAGGCCTGTCCTATCCACATGCATATATGCTCTTGTAAAATTCCTTATTGACATAATAATAGGATCAATTTTTTTATTTTCTAAAAAGGAATCTATATTAAAAATATCAGGTTGAAAATACTTAACCTTCATAATTTATCACCATAACTATTCTATTTTTCTTTTAGCATCTTCTGTAACTCTGCGGTGCTACCAACGAACAATGCGTTTGTTACACTCTTAGGTGCGTTGTTTGGAACCTCTTTAAGTTTCTTCATCTTTTCTTGAAGGTCACCAAGTTTTTCAGTAACATCAGCAACCTGTTTGATAAGGTTTCCGGCAACTTCGTATGCCCGTGGATGGTCCGATTCTTTGGCGAGTTCCAAAATTCCTTCCACTGCATCCGTTCCTCTTTCGACCAAATTGTAGAAGTTTTGTCGCTGGTATTCATAATCTTTCTCCATATCATCAAGGTCACCAAAGTCCTCTTGTGGATGTGAGTGTGCAATTGGTGAACATTTATCACTGTTTACAAGTGTCTGTGCTGGCGTTTTAAAAGGGTACGATGTTTTAGTTGGATATCCTTGACTTTGTTTGTAAATTCTCTGGCCGTCCCCATCGTACTCCCAAACTCTTTTGTCTGGGTCAGGGTCTATTCCTAATGCTTCATCAATTTTTTCATTCATATTTTTACCTTACTCTGGAGCGTCTTGGAAAAATGAAGTTGTCTCACTGAAACCAAAATCATCATCAGCTGTTGCGGTGATTGGATCAGGTGATGCCTGAAATCTTTGTTCTCTTTTTGGTGAGTTGTCTGGCATATCAGTGAATTGATCAACCGTGACAGTTTTGATAACACCAGAAGAAGTGACAGGGCCATACAAATAAAATTTTGCAGTAAAGTCTAAAGTGTAGATGATTGCCCTTCTTGTTGCAAAGTCTCCCTCGTAATCGTCTTCATAACTTATACTGTTCAACACGACAGGAACATCTCTTTTTGAACTCATCTCTGGCATATCATTGATAGTCAAGGTGTAGTCTGGTTGAAAGAACGGTAAAATTTGTTCTACGATTTGTAGAGCATCATCTGAATTTTTAGATAGAATATAAAGTTGAAATCCAAGATTGTACGGAACTGGCATAAATTGAGTTTCAAGTTGATTACTGTCTCCTGTTTTAGTTTTCTTAAACTTCTGAACCCTGTTTAATTTTCTAGTAGGATCATAAGTCAAACCATTGATTTCAAACCCGATACGAGGTAATGTGATCGCAACCTGTTTCGTTAAGTCAGGGTCTTCTCGCAAACGAACTAAGAACTTTTGTCTGGGCCCATATGCCAAAGGAACTTTCATTGACTGTGATATCTTACCATCATTGTCTTTACGAATTAAATTAATGTTGTTAAAAAGCGTTCCAAACGCAACGACAATTTTTCTTGTTGTCTCATGATAAAACTGCTGTCCTAACATTATCCCTTACTCCCTGCATCACCAAATGGATTGCTTTCACTAAAATCTAATACATCATCGTCAAGAGTATCAAACAACTCATTTTGAGCTGTATTATCTAAACTATTAGTATTCGCACCACCTGTTCCTATTATATAGTTCTCTTGTAATAAGAACTCTCCAGTTTCCATAAGCAGATTCTCACCAACAGAGGTTGAGTCATCTTCACCTATGATGTTGTCACTGTCTGTTTCATCTTTCAGTAAACCTCTGGTTGTGGCAGTGTCATGTATTCTAATTGGTTCATTGACCGCACTTGATTGTTCCAAAGTAAACTGGAAGAACATTGAATCAACAGATAGTGCATCTTCAATCGCATCAATGTCAGTGACACCAGTATCAAGTGTCTCAGAGCTGTAATCGAATGTGCGACATTGCAGTTTGAACACTGGATTATTATCAAGTTGATGAAACGGTTCATCGTGGTCTACAAAGTTCACCTCAAATATTTTCTTGAGGACAGGATGAAAAATCAAGTCCCCCTCCAAAGGTCTGTCAGAATCAGATGCGTCTGTTTCGTTAAGAAGATAGAAGTCAGTTCCCTCAAAGACAATCGCATTGCCAGTCTGATCTATCGTCCCATCCTCTAATAATATAGCACCACCAGTTGTATCTGTCCCATCCTCAATTGTGAACTGTTTTGTCAGTTCTTGGAATCTATGCTTTGCAACAACGAATGTCAACTCGCTCAGATTTTGTAACCCAAACTTATTCATAAGTTCTTTTTCGCCCTGATATCCACCCTCTGCATTTTCCACATACATTTCTATTTTTGCAGAGTTTCTAAACTTAGATAGAGCATCCTCACCAAAGACGGTATCTTCAGCAGTTATAGTCCTATCGACGTAATGCACATCATGACCAAATGCCTGAATAGCTTCTGCAACTAAGTCCCGATATAAATTTTGTTCAGAGGTAATCGCAGTTCTATTACTAGTATGAAATATTGAGTTAACGGCCATAAAGTTATCCTATCATATAATTTATTGGTAACTCAAATGCGAGTTGAATTTGCTCTTCTAACCTCTGTAGTTCCTCTTGTGCTTGTGAGTAAATAGTCTCACCGTTCATAGTGACACCGCCCAACATAGACACACCATTAAACTTTGAAAGGTTCGCACCCCACTGTCTCTTTATCAGTGCAGTAGCATATCTCTTTAAGTACATATCGTTGAAAATATCTGTAAATGTTGCTGGATCAAGTTTTCTATAACACTCAATGATTATGAACTCATCCACTTTGATATCGTTGTTCCAATCCATATCTAAGTATAGTCTCTGTTGGTGTTGACTAAATCGGATAGGAACTTCTCCTACTAAAATATGCTCTAAGAAATCAAGATGCTGAAGCGTCATCTGATATTCCATAATAGAAGTAGATGAAAAATCATACAAGTCATTCAACCGTAGTTGATACCTTAGATCAAACATGTTTGCGGTTGCGCTGTCCGTAAAAGGAAACACACTAACAACCGATATCACAGCTTCAGGAACAGGGATAAACCCCTTACCCTCTAACCACGTTGCGGTAACAGAATTATCAGCGGTATCTGTAGCAGTTGTTGATTCATCAGTCGTTGCTCTACTGAGATCATCGGACGTAATCTTGTGTTTAAGATACATTCTTTCCACACCGTCATAATGATACTCTGCAAAATATTGAAGAGCTTCGTCAAGTCTATCGTCAATTTGGTCATCTGACACATTTATGTCAATAACCCCACTACCCAATGATCTAAGACAATATGACTTTAAAGTTGCCTTTGTTGAGGGAACAGCCATGTCATCACTCCTTTATACACTCTATTTATAAGGATTTAGATGCGATACAGTTAGGTCCAAACTGACCATCCTCAAAATCTGATGCGTCTTGTTTTTTAAATCCTGCCCTTTCATATGTGCATAACGCACTTTTTCTGGGCACCGTCCATAACCAAGTTGCATTTTTCTTAGCCACAAACATAGATGTATGATTTAAAATTTTAGTGGCAAGACCCATTCTTCGATGATCAGGAGATGTCCAAAGTCCTCTAGACCGCCAATATTGATCATCTTTGTAGGAAAACACATGATTAGATGTAGTCTTATAACAACTATTAACGCAAACTAACTTATCGTCAATTTTTATACCAAAGAAGTAAGGTGTACCAAACTCTTTTCTTTCAATTCTTTTATCTTGACATAACTCTCTTGACGGATATTGCCATGCCCAAGCATTTACATCTTTTACACCACCTTTTTTATTAGGCCACAACTCTGTTTCCCATATTTTTTTTATTTCTGCAAAGGCAATTTTTTCTACGATATTAGACATTTTCTTTATAATGCTCCCACTCGTGAGGTTTATTCATTCTGTGTGTGAAGTGAACAAACTTTATATCTGGGTGAAACTCATCACCTAAACATACATATTCATTTCCTGTAAGTTCTCTATACTTTCGTGTTAGTTGCACGTTCCACTTGAACATACTCTTTCCATAATTTATGTCGGTGCCAGTGACCCAACGTGTGAACCACTCATTAGGTAAAGTAATAAGGTCAAGTCTCTCATTCACAGAATCTTCAACAAAATACTGTTCACCGTTAACTGGTCCGTTTGTTACTCCGTTATCAATGTAGTGTCTCTGCCAACCATTAACATTTGACATAAACTTATCATAGATGTATTTACAGTCCTTGGGATAATATTTAAAGAACCCTCCATTTATATAATACTCTTCTTTCTTTGTATCTCTCCACCAGCCTGGCATCGCAACAAACTGACCACGATCCACAGGGTACTCAAAAATTTTTTTGTAGTCGTTGACTAAAATAACATCAATGTCCATAATGCAGATGGGTTCATCTAAATCAAGTTGCATCGCCCACATCTTGTTCCACTGTAACGCAACTCTAGGATCGTAAGGTTCTCGTATCCAACACCACTCATACTCTGGTAGTTTTTTCTCCAGATATGTTTCATATTCTGGACCATACTTGTCACCTATTCTTACTGCAAATATTTTCATCTAACGTTAGAAATAACTTTTTCCACATTTTCTGTGGTCATAGGTATGTTCATTATCATATGGTCACTTTTTTCTACCCAACTAATAGTCCTATGCGTCATTCTTGTATTTACATAATATGCTCTACCATGTTCAATTAGTAATTTTTTATCGTCTTGCATAAACCAATCGTATTCTTGCGGGCCGCAGTTCTGAAGAAAAACTATTATCCTAAAACACACTCTTGGTATACTAGGATCATCTCTGTGTGGAGGAAAGTATCCACCTAAGTTTGAACGAACAATAGACGTTCTTCCAACAGGAGCAAACGCATCACATATCGGTTGCAAGCTAGGACATGAATGATAAACTTCTGTAAACTCATTAAAGTCTGTATCATCCAATTTTCTTCCCGCAGCTTGACTTGCTTGTGGTTTACTAGGATTATCTTGGTGAGTTTTTCCTGGCAAATTTGAAATTGAAAGTCCTTGTCTATTGTTAGGCCTGTCTTTTTTTGGTAAATATTCAACCCAATCATCTTTAAATAATTGAATTTCTCTTTTGTACTCTTCTGGATTAACGTAAAAATGCAAGGGTTCAAACATACCCAATTGTAATAGTCCCAATTCATTCATCAATGTTTCTTGTGTTACTTCTCCTTTAGGAAATTGGCGAAACTTTCTTTTTCCTGCTGGTAAATCAACTACATTATCCACCATTTTTTATACCCCTTTTAGATAAATCTGTCCCTCTTAAATGGTAATACTCTGTGTTAGATTTTAGAATATCAACCATTTTTTTAAAACTCTCTTTAAGCTGGGGTAAACTATAACACGCATGAGAAACATGATATCCGTAGATATTACTAATATCCATAAAAACTCTCTTGCCTTTAATTTTATTTACAAACCAACTCATATCTTTTGATTGCCAATTTATAATATCCCAAACTTTATATTCTATATTATAATTATCATACATTTTTAGTTGCAACTCTCTCAACTCTTCATATGTTCCATAAGTATTAGTACGTTCTTTAAGTTTATTTTGACGGTTTACACTCCCTACTAATTGATTAAAAGCTATCATATGTTTTAAATTTCTAGCATATAATTTTATCTCATCCATCGACATATTCATCTCAACTATGTTTTGTTTTATCTCTACATTTTCACTACAATAATCATAGAATATAATATCACCATCAAAGTCTAGATGTTCAGCAAAATATTCTCCAGAGTATCCAGCTGTTGGAGTTAATATTAGGTCAAATTTTTTCTTTGGAAGTTTACCTACGGCTTCTGTATTCTCTGCATAAAATACTTCCCCTCTCATTCTCGTAAGTAGAATTTTGAAATAATTATCACTAATATCTATATCATTTTGCCAATCTGGTATTTTTGAATTAATAATACTCCAATTTTTAGTTTGCATCTCTCTACGTTCAGGCATATGGCCATAAGACCAAGCTTTACGTTTACGTTCTTCATTTGAAAAATTCGTTATAGTCGGCAACCCATCAACATCAATCCATGAAGGAGTGTAGTCATCATGAAAATTATCATCTGCCCTTACAAAGTTATTCCACTTTCCTCGAATATTCGGTTTATCTAATTCTCTCCATTTAGTTAGATTTAGTTCTATATGTTGATGATGAAGAAATGCTGGTTTGTTTGGTCTTGCAATAATATGACCTTTACAAAATTCATCCGTTCTTGTCCAATTATAAAATCTTTGTATTGACGTTGGATAATTAACCATATCAAATACCATACCAACTGATACAATCATAGCATGAGTGTATTTGTCGCAAGTTTCTAATACATCATTCAGTTCAGTTAGATAACATATTTTTTGATTATGACCTGTTCCAGCTCCAGTAATACCACCAGAAGTTTGTAATAATGTTGTCTGTAGTTGTTTCTCTGATGCAAAATCCCACTCCATTTTTTTTGGATAAACAACAATAAAGACAACAGGTTCTTGTTTCTTATTAGGTTTTATTCCCTTTGTACTATCTAACCAAAAATTTTTGACTTCCTCAAAGTTTTTCACAATATTATATCCTAAGTAATCTCTCTCAATACGTCATTACCAAACTGTTTAGCCATAGACCTTTTCATTAATTCAAGTCTTTTTTTGTTTGATCCTCCGTGAACAATGAAGTGAAATCTATTTTCATCTGAACTATTGAGTGCCTCATGTGTAACTCCATTATCAAACCAAAACCCAGTGCAGTTTTCAAATGGTAATTCTTCTTTAGTGTCCACCCTTCTCAAGTAACAATTCTTTGGTTGATAAATTGCTAGGTTGATTGCCGCAGATATGTTTCTTTGTCTACCCTCGTTTATCCTTGCGTCTCCAGCGTCATGATGTGCGGTGATACTACCGCCGGGTTTGATTAACATAAACCTACATCTCCTGTAGTGTTTATGAGGAAACTCTTCCAACCACCTCTTCATCTCTGGTGCGACTTCAGCCACTTCAGTCCAACCCCACTTCACCGTATCTTCTGTATAACCATGACCACTTGGGTTCATCGTGTTACGCCAACCTAAAGAGGTGTCCACTTCATCCTCATGAACAAACCCATGTATGGCTGCTGACCACCACTCATCACCGTCCTGTAATCTGTGTGGGACAAAAAATCCTTCATTGTATACTGCTTGAGCTTCTTTGATGATTACCTCTGGTATTTCTAAATCAATCTTTAGATACCAAATATCATTTTTTCTGCACCACTCTACAGGGGTCATTGTCCTATCACCATAAATCTTGTGCTCTCATTTGACAGTATTTTTGAACCAGAGTATAAGACTGTTGACATTCTTGATTGTTGTATCAGTTCATCCTCCGACTCAACACAATTGATATGATCGTCATGCTGAGTAGCATTTGATGATTGCAAAACATACAAAGGTTTTCCGTGATACCTCTCATTCATGTCTCTAAACTTCCACATAGGAAACATATGTTCACAAGAACAGTTGATGACCACATCAAAAATATCCTCTGGTTTTACAGGTAGATTTGGATTGGGCATCATCCTCATGGGTTTCATCATAACGTTTCTCATGTTTATCTTATATATGTTTTTGTCCTTGTACCTCTTGTTAAACTTGTAACTTATAGGAGATACGTCATGGTCAATCTCAAAGTTTTCAACCCACTCACAACCACGAAAATTATCAAACAGAAGAGGGACTATGTACTGTGCAAACCATCCAGCCAATAGAGCAACTCTCTTAGGTTCAATGTCCAACTCAATCAGAGTTTCAACCAACCATAACTTACTCTCTAATTGAGATGCGTTCATGGAGTCCAAAACTCTTTTTTTCAAGTAACCTTCTGGAGTGATGATTGCATTTTTCCAATCTCTCGCCATGTCAGGTGTATATTTTAAGTGCTCCATAATGTTTTTAATTCTTCCACATCGTTTGTCTCACCACTATTATTGAACAAACATATTTTACAGTATTCTCTATTTTTTCGTGGCTCCATATCATTCGGATAAATGTTTCCCTTATACCAAGAGTATACATCTCCCTTTGGAAACCCACTCATAAACGAGTTCTCCTCATCGTACATGTTGTACCAAAAGTGGTTTATGTAATTATCTATGGTTGGATAGGTGAAGAAAATAACATCTAAGTTATTTTTAATATGGTTGTATACTTTTTTTAGTTGTCCTCTGTTCCACCTCATCACAGAAGAGTTTACCATTGGTGATTTAAACTTAGCAAAGTTCTTCTTGCACACCTCAATGTCATTCCACCACCCTTTGACTATGTAAGGGTGTTCCATATCTAATTTAAAAAAATATGACAAATCCTTTT